GGAGGGGGTATGTGAAAAAACAGGGGTTTACCTTTAAGTGTTATTATATTTAAAGGGAAATTAAATCCTAGTATCTTAAAGTTTCTTTTCTTTAAGTTTGGATTTTTTATTTTTATTCCTAAGATATCTAAATCTAAATTATCAAAAAGCATTTCTTTAGCCCTCTGCAATCTATCCTGGAGAGAAAGTTTTTCAAAATAAGATTCAAAAGAATTATTGGTATCAAATTCTGGATCAGTTTTTAAATCACCAGTTAAATTTAATTTTTCCAAAATTCTCCAAATCAATCTATTACCCAGCTCTTCTCCCTCGTATTTACAAATAATATCATTGATATCATCATCAGTAAGAACAAGATCTTCAGGTTCTAGAGAGTTATTAATTTCTTCCCCAACTTTGATTATATCATCTTCGTTTCCAAGAGGATCTGGTATAGAAGATAACCTAGAAGCCAATTCTTCAACAGTTATAGAACCGTTTTCAAAATCTTTAACCCATTTTTCAAGATTTTCTAAATTATTGCTCATTGCTCTTTGTTATCTTAACTACATCAGAAGTGGATAGCTGTTCGTAACTTTCTGCCAACGTAGCCATACATCCTGGGCATGATGGAACTTTAGCATCTACTGCTGCTGCGAGTTGTTTTAAAAACATCCATAAAGGCTCAGCCAAAACTGCAGAATAAACGGGGGAATGCCCTAGTTTAGTTGTTTTTCCGTCTGCCCAAACTTCATTGCTGCTTTGCTTAATTCTAGTAACTGCTGTACTTTCAATTTCAGAGTTTGCGTATTCTGTGATCTTACCGCCTCTGAATTCTAGGGTTGAGGTTTGTCCTGCATGGGTTATTGTTATGGAATTATCGTTTGAAATTACTACGGTTGATTCTTTTAAATCTATCGTTAACCCTTTTGCTACTGTGTAAAATATTTTAAGATTCTCTATGCTATCATAAATTAATGAATGAGCCCCTTCATAAGAGCTTTTTAGTTCTTCTATTAGATCTGCTGAAAGCTCCTGTACTGCTTTGTATTCTGGTGCATAATAGTTACCGTTATTGAATTGAATATGAACTATAGCACCAAGTTTTGGGATACTGACCCTGCCTGAACCGCCGCTATCACCAAAAGAAATATCGAATCTTTGAAAAGCCCACGGTAGATCAGAATCTTGTATACCGTCAAAAACGCCAAAAACCCTAACTTTACATCTTGCTCTAAATTCGGGATCTTTGTTATCGACGATTACACCAAGGAAATGTTGGCTTCTTTCTATATTGGATTCTTGGAGATTGTCTAAAGGCATACAAACAATATTTTACCTTATTTATCCCTATTTCTAAAACCCTTATTTATATACTCTTTCGCTGATTGTTTTATAGTCCCTAGACGGTACACCAAGATCACTTCCGGGGGAGTTTGGATATTGATCATCGGCACTGTTAGTTGGATAGGATCTATCAGGTAAACCTAAACTAGATCCAGGAGAGTCTGGATAAAGATCTTTGTCGCCTCCGTCGCTTTCTCTGTATACCCTATCAGGAACTCCAAGATCATTACCTGGTGAATCTGGATAAAGATCCTCGTTTTTTGTAGATACGTATATTCTTTTTGGCAAGCCTAAATCACTTCCTGGGCTATTTGGATAAACATCATCCTTTGGTAGATTAGAATATATTCTATCAGGTACCCCAAGATCCTTATTACTAAGATCTCCTCCCACGTTTCTGTATACATCATCATTAGACTTTGGATAAATCCTAGAAGGTAATCCAAGATCGCTACCTGGACTATTAGGATAAACATCATTAGCACCAACTGTCCCAGGAGCTCCTGCCCCGGGTAAAATATTTCCAAGGCTTCCCCCTGCTGGCGGATTGGCATTATTTGGATAAACATCCTCCTTCACTACCTGATATTGTCTTTCACTAGGTCCACCAAGACCATTAGCCTGAGGCGTCGAATTCTGAAAAGGAGATCTTATATTACTTAGTCCATTAACCGCATCCTGAACTGAATTTAATGATCTAACAGCATCCGATAATCTAAAGCCATAAGCGTTACCTAAAAGTGCCTTGGTAACAATAGGAGAAACCTGCTGTTGAACTACAGAAGCAATAGAATTGTTAATGAAGTTGCTTGCTAGGTTCCTAAAAAGATTTGTGTTATTATCGGTTGTTGCATTCTTCATTAAAATTTTAGAACCAATCAAATTCCAGCTATCTTGTATTAGTATAGGAGCAAATATGGATTCATTTCTAATTAAATCAGAAAGTATATTGTATTGTAATTTGTATTCTTTAGCGGATCCAACATGTACCTTAAATCTATTTTTTACGGGAGATCCTGATGATGTATTTGAATTAGATAGAGTTCCAAATGCATAGGATTCGTCGAAATTAAATTCACAAAGATCCAATTGATAGATCATAATATAAGGCTGCATTCTTTCAAACGACTTTACAAACGAATCTAGATCTTTCTTAGGGTTTTCAGATTCTGTAGATTTGTTCTTTAAAACACCAGCAGAACTTGCTATATTACGAATTGACTCAACAGCACTTGAAACACCTGGCATATTAAAAGGATTTAAAACATCTCCTAAATTTTTCTGCAAATCTATTTGCCTGATCTCTGTTACTATGATCCACATTCTAAACTTTCTTAGATTAGCGGGAAGTAATTCTCTATGGTTTTGATAATCATATGTTGCTTTTCTATAAAGCTCTGCCATTGCATTAATTCTTAAATCTATAGAATCCATGCAATCGAAGGTTAAAACACCAGACCTTTGTTCTTTATATCCAGATCCTCCTCCTACTTGTCTTGGTGGGGTAACACTTAATACTTTATCAAGACCTTCTATAGACTGAATAAACCAAGGACTTTTTTCATTAACACTAGTTAATATATTTTTAAATCCAACTAAAGAGTCTGCCCTGTGTGATATCGAGCTATCTTGTATTTGACTCCTATCTCCTGCTATAACTCTACCTGTATTATCAGTTAAATTTCCGCCTAATCCATTCTCTGCTTTACTTCTTCTTTGTCTAAGGTATCCCTCTGCAGTCATATAGTGCATCTTTTCCGTATAGTTAGGAAATGGATACATTTTTTGTCTGGATAAATGGAAAAAGTCGGTTGATCCGTCTAATTTCATCATCTTGGGATTTCCTTCGCCGCTTCTTCCGTTAGAAAATAAAGGACTTATAGGTAGAAAAGTCTCAGGGTCTACTAATCCATTATGACCCATGTCGAACATTATTCTAAATCCAGTATAAGTTGGATCTTCTTTTTGCCCGGAAGATGTTGATTTTAATCCCTTAAGAAATAAGGTTCTTTGTTTATCTACACCACGGTTCAGTATCTGATTGGGATCAGTTACGCTACTGAGATTGTCCTTAATTTCGTTTAAATAACTTGCCATCTTTTATTTAGATACTTTAGGTCCAGGGTCTGATCCCCTTCCGTCGTTGATTAACCATTCTCTTTTTCCTAGAACAAAAGATTGGGTAATTTTACTATCTATATACTCAATATAAGAACCCATGATCATATACACACCGCTTAAAAACTTATTGTCTACTTTTTTACCTGCCTCGTGTTGTTGAGGATCAATAGGTGGACTTTGTTTACTTTCAACAGAGTTAGCTCCTGCTGTTATTGCATCCATATGAACTATTCTAGTTGGTACTGTTTGTCCTCTATAAACCCAAGGAACGTATGAGTGCATTTTTGTTTCTAAATAAACCTTAAAGTTTTCGTATCTATTAAGTCTGTTTTGAACTAAAGCTTGCTGTATATTTTTATGTTGGTTTTCCCCATATTGGGTTCCGACCCATGTTTTCTTTCTTTCGTTTTTATAAACATCTTCGTTAGCTCTTCCCTTGAAAAGTGTGCTACTAGGATCTAGATTTTTCTGGGTTACATATTCAACGTTATAACTTACAAATTTATTAACAGGCATATCGCTAACTAATCTTGTATCGTAAAATTCTAAATCTCTAGAATATCCAAAATTGTTTGTAATATGTCCAGACGAGTTTTTAACTGAATATGTTGTTATAAAAAAAGGATACTTGTTATAATAGGGATCATTAGTTATTAGTAATGGCATTGAGATTTCACTAGGCTTAATGTTTCCGTCCAATCCTCCGCTAATTCCATTTTCTGTTCCTATAGCTGCTAGTATATTTGTTTCATCTTTACTTTTTTCTAATAACTGTTTTCTGAGATTAACAAAATTTAAAACATAGTATTGATCTATCCACCAATCAAAGAAATCCTCTTCTCCCAACCAGGATGAATTGCATAAGTCCTGCATGAATTTATAATAGGTTTTACTTGGGCATATCCAATTCATCCTATCGTTAGTTCCTTTCTCGTTTGAGGCAAAACCTAAACCAAGATCCTTTGCTATTTCTCTTAGGGTTTCAAATGATGTTTTATTGATATAGGATTTAGAAATATGTTGGAATAAAGTAGGAATTCTCATTTGTGATTTAATTGTAAATGATGTTCCCACCGAATTAGCTTTATCCTCCGGTATTGGAGAGTTAGAAAAATGACTAAATACCTCAGTTACTAACATATCCATTCTTATCGGTTTGTATAATTCCGATGTTGCTCTTATATAAAGACCAACAACATCCCCATCCTTAGGATATGATGTATAAAGAAAACTTTCATTCTCTGGGGTAAATCTAAATATCAATTGGGGAATTCTTTCTGTTAGATCTAATCTGAAAAATTCAATATTCCTAACCATATAGGAGTTTATGATGATTAGGGGTGCTCCAAAACCTATAGATGTTTCTTCTCTAGCTCCGGTTTTTTCTATTTGATTTTTATCGAAAGATCCTATTTCATCTATGATAGAAAGCTCATCAAGAATTATAGTTTCTTTGTCTAACTGAATTATAGTTTTTTTGCTGTCTATCATGATTCAAAAATTTGTCTCTGGGCGAATCTTGATTTTATTGTTGCAACAGATTTGTTCTGTTGTATCTTTGTTCTACATACCCCTATATCAGACCCAAAAATAAGTTTTCCGTTTTCAACTTTAAATTGTTCAGATCCTTCTTGTGCAACGTTAGGAGGCAGAGGAACCTGTGTCGCCTCGCTGATACTTACTGAATTAAGATATTCTTTTCTATTTTCGGATACTTTTGATATTCTTTCCTGTAATTGTTTTCTGAATGATTTTCTAACCTCTCCTTGCTCTTCTCCAACTGGCTTCCTAGGAAGATTACTTAATGTCGCGGAATCTGGTATAAATAAGACCTCGTTACTATCAAGAGAAAATGGATTACCTATTGAGTTTAATTTTAAAAGAGTTCCCATTTTATCTTGGCTCCCACAATACATATGGGAAACAAGATCTGCTCTCATTGTCATTTCCTCTGTGGTAACTATAAACCTAGAATATCCTGGGTTAATATCCTGATTAATTGACTGCGTTGTTAGATCAATCATATTAATCCCATTAATGATTTTTTCTTGTTTATTATCTAAAATATCTATACTAATCATATCTTTCTGTTATTTATAATTAATTACCTAACAAAGGGTCTATATCCGATCCAGTAAAGTTAGATGCATCAATTCTAGCGTCACCTGATAATGGTCCTTGTATATCATTACCACTAATGGCACCAACCTGAGCATTGAGGGTAGCATCGCTAATTGGACCTTTACCGAGATATAATCTTCCGTTACCCCTATTAAACATACTTTCAAAATCTCCTCTATGTTTCTGCCTTGCTGCTTTCATGTTAAAAGTAGCAGTTAGTTCAGTTGGAAAATCATCAGGACCTAAAACATTATTAAGCTTAATACTAACATTAGTACAGATTAAATTTCCTATCATAGCGATAGGGTTTAGCGGGTTTCCAACAACAACGTGCCATTCCCCGGTTGGATATCCCGAAAGCATTATAGGTTCATATACCAACTGGTTTATCAAATCGTTGGTTAGCATTGCAGTTAATGTTTTGTATACGTGTCCATCCTTAGATAATGGTTGTCCCTTACTTAATCCCTGTATTTCGTTTTTAGACTTTTCTAAAGTTCCCTTTAAATTTTCGATCTTTGATTTTACTTCAGCCTCGAAGTTAAGTTTAATCATATCATTCAGGAATTCCAATGGATGGGTTAGATGTTTAACAAAACCTTTAGATCCATTAGGAAATCCGATGCCCTGTCTATTTGATTGCACTAATAATTGGGGTACTAAAAATTTACCATAATCACTGCCGATTGCTAATAGATTTGCCATTAAATCTATAAACATCATTCTGCTATTAATTTCTCCAACACTAGTGAGGCTATAATTAAAGGTAAGGTTAAATGTCTGATCCCCTCCAGTAAAACCAACATCCCTTAACATCATTTGGTTAACAGTATTAACATCAACAAAAATTCTTTTGGATAAAGGCCCGTCACCTGTAGTTAGATTGTCAAATAGCTGTCTTCTAATTTTTAATTCCTGATTATCAGGATCTGTGATAGTTCCTATGGCATTACTAAGACCTTTAAGATTACCCGTAAGTTCATTTCCAGCTAAGGCCTCAATATACTTACCGAGGGTACTTTGCATAAAGCCTTTATCGTTTCCGTAAGCTTTTTTAAGCCTTTCCTGATCTGCAGATCTAAAGTTTAATCCGGTGCTTATTCCTAATATAGAATCTAGACTATTTCCTGTTTCTGTCCCAAAGAAAGTGACTGCTTGTGCTATGGGTAAACATGCACCCTCTTTAATCATCTGTTCGGTAGAAATAGACGCACCTTCCACTAATTGTCCCTGTAGTTTTCCTGCCTTATCAACGGCTTCTGGTCTTTGCCCTGGTGTAGGCACCCTTAGGTTGTCCATAACTGAATTAGGAAATCTTCTTAATGTTATCATCCTGTTATTAGGAATAACTCCGTAGTGCTTACAAAAAATGAAGTCTTTGACATTGTATGGCTGTGATACATACTTACTCCTAGGATTTAAATATGCACCACTAGCTGTGGTCTCTTGTATAATTGCATTAGCTGTTGGATTTCTACTTATCTCTGGTGTTACCACCTGATTCTGTTCAAATCTTTCAGATTGTGCATATGTTACCTTTCCTTTACCATCAGTTGCACTTCTAATATCCCCAATAATATAATAATTAAAAAGTCCTAATCTCCCATCCTCGGAGGATTGGGCTTCATAAAATAAAGAAGAGGGGAGCGTGGTAACAGCATCACTAAAGTTTTCAAAAACACCATATTCCTTGTCGCTATTAAATTTATAGATTAACCCCTCAAGCTCAGAGCTCTTGTCAATGGTTTTATCAAACGCCTTTGATGTGTTATTTGTTATAGATTGAACGTTTGTTGCGCTTTGTAGTGCGGCACCCCTTGAATCTACTACTCCTTCTGTTGACATTTACTACTTTATTTCAATTATATATTCCTGTATTACAAGAAGGGTCTAAAAAAATTAAATGCTGTAAATTTCTACCTGTGCGGGAGACAGCTTAGCTTCGGAGAGAAGCTCTTTGAATGACTTAACCGAACCCTTGTTAGGATCCTTTATGGTAATAAAAATGCGGTTGGTATTGGTGGTTTTAAACGATTCTATCTTTTTGACTATCATTTGGTTTAAAATCCAGTATTGAATATCACTAAGATCCTTATCACCAAAACTATCGGTAATAATCTTAGTAACATCAATATAAGAGACTTTCTCATTATCGATCAAGGTTTTCTTGATTTCCCTATAAGAAAGCGCGGTTAGATGTATTTTAAGGGTAGTTCTTTTAGGCTTCTGGATTTTCTCCACTTATAATTTGTTGTTTAAAATCTTCTAATCCCCAATTTGGAGAATCAGTTGGGGTTTGCTGCTCCTGTTCTTTACCTTCTTCTAAATTTGATTCTAAATTGATTCTATGATTTTCCTGATTTTGTAAATGCTGTAAATGTAGTTGTTTTCCAAATTCAGCAGATCTTCTAGTTCTTTCTGTGAATTGTTTTAATGATTCTTTTTTACC